TGTTTTTTTCATTTTATTGACTGTTTCAGCCATAAATTGTTCAACTTGGTCTGGTGGAATAGCTCCTACATTAATATAAAATGTTCTTTTTTCAGGTGCTCTCATAATTCTATGAATTAACATAGCATCCTCCATTAACATTAATTGTTTAAATACTTTACGAGATGGTTCTAAATAAGATCTACCATAAGGAAGATAATTAGAATCTGTAAGTAATCTAAAATGGGCAACTTCATAATTTTCTAATGTAAATTGATCTCGTCTAATTGTGTTAGTTGCTCCACTAGCTAAACCATTTGGATCCATTGTAAAACGAGTATAAGATGGGTTGTCAGGATCTGTTCCTTCTTCTCTTACTACTTCATATACAGATAAAGGTATAACATTATAAACACCAAATTTTTCAGATACTTCCATTTTTAAATAAAAGTCTCCATATTTACACATATTTCTAACCCATGTAGCTAAATTAAATTCTATATTTAAAACATCATAAAATAAATTATGTAATACTTTTCTAACATTTTCATCTGAAGAATTTACTTTTAAAACATCCCCGTATTCGTTTCTTGTAGTTGTTTCATCACTTATAATATCTAAAGCTGATGCAATAATAGGATCATGATCCATAGCTTCATAATCACTATAAAGCTGTAGTCGCATTGACTGATAATTTAACGTAGGGTTATATTGTAGGGAAGATCCTACAGGTTTATGCATACGAGTAAATCTATCGTAAAGTGAATTTGTAGCTAGGTTTCCATATTTTTGGATCCTACCTGTGTCCATGATTTTAAGTTGTTTTCCTCCAACGTTACGAATAATAACGTCATTTGAAAATAACCGTTTTAATCTTGTGAAAATACTAATGTCTGCCATCTTGTTGTTTTTTAATACATATTAAAGAAGCCAAGTTAAATCCTGTTCTCCTTGTTCTCCTAAATCTTGTGTCCAACCCGTGTTTTTCTTACCCATACCTCCTGTATAAATACCTGGAGTAGTTTCTCGTTGCCAATTTGATACTGTAGCTCTTGTCATATCTAATCCTTGTTGGGCAAATTTAAGTGCTGTGTCTCTTACATAACATGCTGTTGCTAAAGACATTACTAAATCATCATTATATCCGATTTGGGCTTCTGGTTTTCCATTTAACCATATAAAAGTTTTCATTTCTTCTAATGTTCTTTTTCCTTGAATAGTAATTGCTTTATCTTTTAAGTATGCATCTAATTTTCCTATTACTAATGGTCTTGTTTTCATTGACATTGTAAAACCAGGAACCATTTTAGTTGTGTCTGTTATATCATATCCTTTAGCTAAAAATGCATCTGCATTTGTTGCTGCTTCCCCTTTAGGTGAATAATATAAATTATTATAACCTTTATCTATTACTACTTGAATAGTATTCCATCCTATATTAGCATTTTCAATTACTAATAAAGCATTATTATATTCAGTTGCCATTGCAACTAACATATGACCAAATTCTTTAGTACCAATTTGACCTTTAAATTCACCAATTTGTTTAGATTCTTCTATATCAATAATATGAAAAGCAGAATAATCTTTACTATCACCTCTAGCTACATCGGCTGTTATTATATATTTTCTTGTATAATCTGGATATTCCCAAATGTGTAATCCTCCTTCTATACCTCTTTTTTCTAAAGGAGCACATATATTAGTTTCTTCAATAAATTTCATAAGTTCATTTTCAAAAACTGTGTGTCCTGATGTTGTAAAATCACAATCACATTCTTGTGCAGCCATTCTTAAACCTAATTCATCATCTTGTTTATCTCTCCATGCTTGGTTTCTTTCTGGGTGTACTGACCAGTGTAATTTAATAGGGATAAATCCGTTAGTTCCTTCTTCTGCTTTAGTCCACATTTTATGAAAGAAATTACCTGTTCCATTTGGTGTAGATAAAACGATTGCTCTACCCCCCGTTGATAATGTTTGTTGTGACGAACCCCAAATTTCATCTATTTTGTTTGTTTCAATAAAAGCAGCCTCATCAATAATCAATAAAGAAATTGCTTCTGACCTACCAGCATCACTTGCTGCAGATACTGCTTTAATTTGAGAACCATTTTTTAGACGTAATGCTAATTTATTGTTTTCTGTAAACCCAATTTGTAACCATGAAGGTAATTCATCATACATAAATTTTACCTTTGTTACTAAGTTTTTTGCTGTGTCTTGTTTTGTTGCAACTACAAGTATAGATTTATCTTTTTGAAATATCATCATCCATAATGAAATACCTGCGGATAAAGTAGAAATACCTAACTGACGAGACTTAAGAATAATACTTCTATCATGTTTTTGTAGTAATTTTAATGTAGCTTCTTGAAAGGGATAAAGATTAAATTGAACACGACCTCTTGTTGGGTGTTGAATAAAACAATATTTTTTCATAAAGTATACAGGATCCTTAGCACATTTAATATACTCTTGCTTTATTGCTTGTTTAATGTTTGGTTGTGCCATATTATATATTATACATATTGAGCTACTGCATTTTTAACTTGTTTTATACGTTCTTCTACAGTTCCTTTAATAGTAATAGTATTACTTTTATACATTTGTATAATTGTTTTTATTTTTTTATCAACTGCTGTTCTATATTCTGCGTTTGTTTCTCTAATACCATTATCTTCTATTTCTACTCCTTCAGGACTAACATAAAATAAAATATCATATTCATCTATTAAATAATATAAAGAAGCATTTAAATAAAATTTTTCATGATCTTCCATTGATTCAGATAAATCACAAAATGCCATAACATCAATAACTGTTCTATCAGTTATTATTTTTTCTTGCATTAATTCAACTGCTCTTTCAGAAGCAAAAACTAATTGTCCTTTTAATGTACTATCCATATTTAAAGGTATTCCTAAATCCATTAAATGTTTAGAACGTTCTGTTCTAAAATGATAGTCTTTAAATTCAGGTAATTCTTTTAATGCATTTACTAGTGTAGTTTTTCCTACACTCATTGTTCCACAAAATCCTATTTTCATATATTAATGTCTTGATGTTCCTTTTCCTGCTGCTGTTTTATACCATGGTAGACCTTCTTTACCTTTCATAATTTCATTCCAATCATCATAAGTAAATTCAATACCATTTAAATAATATTCTTTTTTTCTTTGTTCTACATTAGTTAAGGCAGGACCATCTTCACTATGAAGTACTGCTTTATATCCATAGTCTATAACTCGTGCTGATGTTTTAGATCCATCTTCTTCAATTTTAAATACTCTTCTTATTTTAGTTTTAGGTTTAAACCATTTTCTAATATTTTGTAATTCTTCCTCCGTTGCTTTATTTGCCATGTTTATTAATTTTATTTTGAAATTTCATAAATGATCCTTCTTTATCATTAGTTAAACCTCCTACAGTATGAATTTTATCATCTTCTTCAGACCAAGGTCCTGGTTTGTCTGCATGTTCTAAAAAATCATCTATAGCTTTACTCATTGATAATATTTGTTCTGCTACTAATGTTCCTTGAGCTCCTGACACTGTAATGCCTCTTGCTGATAATGCATCACCTACAAAATGTACGTCAGGAAACCTAGTAAGACTTAAATCTTTATAATTTACTAATGGTTCTGGTGCTAAATATTTTACTTCAGGCATATAAATCCCCCAATCTTTACCTAATGTTGGAAATATTTTTTCCATATCATGGATAAAATCTTGAATATAAATAGCATAATTTCCTATTGCTTCATATAAAGGTTCTAAATTTTCTACTACTTTAGTTTCTACATAATCCCCTTCTGTTGTTTTTGAAGGTACCCTATGACTAGGAGAATAAAATGTTCCTTTACCATCTACTTGCATTTTCTTTACTGCTTCTCTTGCCCAATTAAAAGGTTCTTCTATACCCTTAATTTCCATTAAAATACCAAAATTAGTCATACCATTTTCGTATTTTTTATCTTTTTTAGCATGACCATTATAACTAATATCACCATAAGTATGTTCAGCTGCTACGTAAGCTGCATTGTTATTTGTACAAAATGATCTTAATGATACACCTTCAGCATCAAATTTTCTGTACAATTTAAAATCATAGGCAATATCAATTAGTTTTTGAAAGTGTTTTTGTGGTGCTTCAAAACGTACACCAATTTGTACTGGTTTTGGTTCTGTAGGTAATTCATAATCTTCAGATAATGATTTTGCAAAATCAATTCCTGATTTACCTACTCCAAATATAAGTGTATCATAACTTTCCCAACAGTAATCTGCGTGTGCATTAATTTCTGAATATTTTACTATTTTTTTATCAAAATCAATATCTGTTACTTTAGTTTCCCATATAAATTCTACACCTTTTTCTACTAAATAATCGTACCAATTCTTACCAATTTCATGTAGATAATCAGTTCCAACATGCCATACAGGGAATAAACGTAAACCAAAATGTGGTTTAATAAATTCAGGTTCATCTACTGGATTTGAACATTGTACTTCTTCTGGTTTAGGATGAAATCGTTTAAAATTCTCAATAACTTGATCCATTAATTCCATGGCTTTTTCTTCGCCTGTGTATTTTGATAGATGACCACCTATGGATGTGTGATAAGTTAATTTACCATCTGACCAACCACCTGCTCCTAAAAAACCTCTCATTACGTCTGCTGCTGGTCTACGATATGGATCTAAACCCATATCAATAATAGTAATATTTCCTTTAAAATTGTTGTCTACTAATTTTGTTGCTGCATTTACACCGGCAACTCCGGCTCCTACGATTACTACATTATTCATACTTTGCTGATTTTGTGGTAACGTACAAAAAAAAACTGTGGCTACCAAATTGGAGGCCACAGCTCTCTAAAAATTTTTATTTAAATCGTTCGGCTATGAATCGAACTGTATGTTATTTCTTTTTACTTTTTTATTAGTAAAATATTTAACGTAACGTAATCTATCATTTTTTTAACCTTCTCCTAGTGAAGGACAACAAGTATTGTTAGCTAATAACAATGCGTCTCTTTTTGCTGTTTTTCTAGCTAATTGATTTCCTTGAAAATTTCCTGAATTTACTTGATCATTAAAATGATAATATCTGTTTGCTATTTTATTACAATTAAAAGTAATGAATTTATCAATAGTATTACTTTTCCAAGTATTACTAGCTGGTGCATTCATAATTGTAGTGGCCGCAGGAGTAGCAACAGTTTGGTTAAATCCATTAAATGATGATGAAATACAAGAGCCACCTCCTCCTGTTCCTGGTCCTCCTGTACCTATTGATCCACATCCTGAACCTGATGCAGCTGTGAATGCATTATTTAATGCAGCTTGATCAACATAATATGGGAGACCATTACTTCCATATCCACACATTGTAATATTATTACTAGGATAAGTTATTTGTGATAATGGTACAATATCTATAGAATTATTTACACATGCAAAACAGTCTGGATCAGATCCTGTTCCTGTTCCTGTTCCTGTTCCTGTTCCTGTTCCTGTTCCTGTACAATTAGCTAATTGAGAATGTGTTTGAGGGTAATAGTAATCTACTCCATTTCCATTCCCACACCATCCACTAGATTGAACACTATATTGAGTTGTTCCTGAATCTACTACTTGCCCATTTACACATCCATAACATACTTGCATATTGATTTGAGTTTGTTCATTTATACTACCAAAATTATTTAATTTTCCGGTTTCATATAAGGGTTTAATACCTGCTAATTCTTGAAATCTTTTTAATAGTGTTTTTTTCATTATTTCTTTTTTTTATAAGATGAACATCATATCATCTTTTAACATTTTTCTCATTTCGTCTTTACTAAATTGAGGAATTGCTTTTCCATTAGCATCCATTTTAAATGCAGGAAGGAATGTTGTATCATCTTCAGCAGCTAATTGTGGTATAGCATAAATTTCAATATCGCCATTACTACGGATTTCTACATACCCCATATCATCAACAGCATAAA